CTTATCATTACAGATGAGCCAGATAATGCAAAAGAATTTCATACTGCCGATAGATTACAAGAAGAGTGTAAGAAGTTAAACTATCCTTTTTACTTGTTTAAACTTACAGGTGGTTATACTACATTTGAGGATGGTGTTCGTAAGTTTCATAACAAAGATGACAAAAAAGGTTTTGAAGTCGGTGCTATGACCGTTGCGATTGTTCGTGGTTCTATAACTAGAAAAGATAGTTGGTTAGACCTTGTTTCTATTTTAGAAAGAGCTAATGCAACACTTGTAAATCCTAGAACTACAATTAATATATGTGCTGACAAATATAGAACAGCATTAAGACTTGCAGACTATGGGTTAACACAACCTATGACTAAGTTAATTAGTGATCCTGAACAATCAAATGAACAGGTTAAAGAGGCAGGTATTAAGTTTCCTCTTATTATGAAAACTTTACGAGGTAGTAAAGGTGTTGGTGTACTGTTTGTTGATAGTGAAAAAGGTTTAGATTCTATTGTACAACTTATACACAAACAAGATGAAGACGCCGACCTATTAATACAAGAATATATCAAAACAGAATATGATGTTAGAGTACATGTATTGGGTGGTAAAGTATTAGCCGCTATGGCAAGACCAGTTATTGAAGGAGATTTTAGGTCAAATGTATCGCAAGGTTCTAAACCTAAAAAGATTACACTTACAGAATTAGAAATAGAAGAAAGTTTAAAAGCTGCTAAGGCAGTTGGTGGTTATTGGACTGCTGTTGATTTTATACCAAGTAAAAACAGAGATAAACAACCACCTTATTTTCTTGAAGTAAACTCTTCACCTGGTACAGAGGGTATAGAGGACGCAACGGGAATGAATATCGCAAAAGAAGTTATCACTCATTTTGCTGATAAAGAAAACAGATACACGGTGCCAACTGAATGTGGTTTCAAAGAAATTTTGACCATAAAACCTTTTGGCGAACTTGTATCAAAATTTGATACGGGTAATTCTGGCATGCCTGTTATACATGCCGACAAATATAAAGTAAACGGAAATGAAATTACATGGAGTTTGTTAAACAAAACCATTACATCTAAAATAATTAAAAAAGAAGAAATCAAAGTAGGCGGCTTAAGAGACTATGACGAAACAAGATATGTTGTAAGACTTGATGTTGAGTTTGCTGGTGGTTTTTATAAAGATGTAGAATTTACTATTGATGATAGAGAAGATAGAACTCCTATCTTACTTGACCGTGCATTTATGAAACGATTAAATGTATTGGTAAATCCTCAAAGAAAATATGTGATAACAACCAAATATAGTTTAGAATAGGAGATAATATGAGTGATGTGAAAGTGATAAGAATGACAACAGGCGAAGATGTAATCGCTAAAGTTGGTGAAAATGATGGTGGTATAAGTTTAAATAAACCATTTGTAATAATACCACAACAATTAGGACCTGGCAAACCAGTACAATTAATGATGTCGTTATATAATGCATTTGGTAAAGGTGATACAATCACCATTAGCAAAGATAAAGTTGTCTTTATGACAGAACCTAAAGATGAAATCAAAAACTCTTACGAACAAAATACAAGTAAGATACTTACACCAAATAAAGGACTCATAACTGAAACTAACTTACCAAATTAATGGTAAAAGTAAATTTCAAAAGAGATGATAAAACACTATCGGTTGATGTACCGGTAGGTCACACTATCATGGAGGCAGCTAAAGAACTGGATTTACCAGAGATACCTGCTGATTGTGGTGGTTGTTGTGCATGTGCGACTTGCCATATTCATGTGGATGGTGTACAATGGCAAAATAAATTAAAGATAAAAGAAAACTCTTTAGAACAAGAACTCTTGGAGTATGAGAAAGGTTATATTGAAGGCGTGTCTAGGTTGGCATGTCAGATACAACTTAATGACGATTTAAATAATGTAACGGTGAAATTGAGAAAAGATGAACTTCTATAAAAATGTAATTGAACATAAAGGTAAACTTTTAATTCGTGGTGTTCTAAACGGTAAAGACTATAAAGAAAAAATAGATTTTGGTCCTACCCTCTACGCCCTAACACAAGAACAATCTCAATATAAAACTTTACAAGGTCAGTTTTTAAAACCTATTGAGTTTACTAATATTAGTGCAGCTCGTAGATTTCGTAGAGATATAGCCACACAAAATTCTCCTATCTATGGTCTTGAAAGATATCATTATCAATATATTGGTACAGAATATCCTGAGGTAATTGAATGGGACAAAGATCAAATTAAGATATTCACACTTGATATAGAAACAACTTGTGAAGGTGGTTTTCCAGATGTAGAAAATCCAGTAGAAGAATTATTATGTATCACAGTAAAAAATCAATCTAACAAACAGATATTAACATGGGGTGTAGGTAAGTTTGTAACTGACCGTACAGATGTAACCTATGTAGAATGTAAAGACGAAAAACAATTGATGTTTGAGTTTATGAAATTCTGGATTAAAAATCATCCAGATGTTATCACAGGTTGGAACACCAAGTTTTTTGATTTACCTTATTTAATGAATAGAATTAAATTGATTGCAGGTGACAAGGTTGCAAACAGAATGTCGCCTTGGAATATGGCAAATAGAGAAGAGATTAATGTAAGAGGTAGACCACAAACTGTTTACAATCTGTATGGTATTGCTATGTTAGATTATCTTGACTTGTATAAGTGGTTTATACCAACAAGACAAGAAAGTTATAGACTTGACTTTATTGGTGAACTAGAACTTGGTCGTGGTAAAGATGACGCAGGCTATGACACATTTAAAGATTGGTATACTAAAGACTTTCAATCATTTGTTGATTATAATATTCAAGATGTTGAAATTGTTGACGCATTGGAAGATAAACTTGGTCTTATTGATTTAAGTTTAACTGTTGCATATGATTCAAAAGTAAACTATGATGATATATTCTCACAAGTTAGAGTATGGGACACACTGATTGCAAACCATTTAATGAAAAAAGGTATATGTGTACCACCAAGAGAAGAACATAGTAAAGAAACAAAATATGAAGGCGCTTATGTAAAAGAACCAATAATAGGTGACCATGATTGGATTGTTTCATTTGATATTAACTCTCTATACCCACATATAATTATTCAATATAATATTTCGCCAGAAAAAATTATTGGTGAATCTTCTCACGGTGTCAATGTTAATAAAATGATTGACATGAAAGTACCACTTAATTATCTTAAAACAGAGGGTGCTTGTTTAACACCTAACGGCGCCAAGTTTAAAAATGATAAACAAGGTTTTCTTCCTGAAATGATGGAGAAAATGTACAATGAAAGAGTTGTATTTAAAAAAAGAATGTTAAAGGCAAAGAAAGAATATGAAAAAACTAAAGACCCTAAACTAGTTAAAGAGATTGCAAGGTGCCATAATATTCAATGGTCAAAGAAGATTGCCTTGAACTCAGCTTATGGTGCAGTTGGTAATCAATACTTTAGATATTATGATGTAAGACAAGCAAGTGGTATTACAACTGCTGGCCAGTTTATTATAAGATATATTGAGAAGAAAGTGAATGAATATATTAATGGTATCTTATTAACAAAAGATAAAATAGATTATATTGTTGCCTCTGATACAGATTCAATCTATGTAAGATTTGATAAACTTGTAGAAAAAACTTGTCAAGGTAAAACTAAAGAACAAATTATAGATTTTCTTGGTAAAGTTTGTGATAATAAAATTGAACCATATATTGAAAAATGTTTTGAAGAGTTAGCAGATTATTCTAACGCATTTAAAAATGCCATGGTTATGAAACGAGAAGTAATTGCCGATAAGGGTATATGGGTGGCAAAGAAAAGATATATGTTAAATGTTCTTGATGAGGAAGGCGTTAGACTTGCAGACCCTAAACTTAAACTTATGGGTATTGAGGCAGTTAAATCATCTACACCTGGTGTTTGTCGTGTTAAAATTAAAGAGGCAATTAAAACCATCATGGGTAAAGAAGAAACTGATTTACATAAACTTGTTTCAGAATTTAAAAAAGAATTTTTTGAATTAGAACCAGAGTCTATTGCTTTTCCTAGAAGTTGTAACAATCTTAAAAAATATAGAGATAGTGCAAACATCTTTATTAAAGGCACACCAATACATGTCAAAGGTGCTTTGATATATAATTATCAGATACACAGACTTGGTCTACAACAAAAGTATCCTTTGATACAAGAAGGTGATAAGATTAAATTTATAAAATTAAAAGAAGCAAACCCATTTAAATTTGATGTTATAAGTTATATGACTACACTACCAGATGAATTTAAAATAAAGCCATATGTTGATTACGATATACAATTTCAAAAAACTTTTCTTGATCCTATGAAATTTATATTAGACGCAATAGGATGGAAGTCAGAACCACAAGCAAGTCTGGAGGCTTTCTTTGGTTAATTTCCCAAACAAAAAATACGGAGTAATATATGCAGACCCCCCTTGGTTATTTAAAACAAGATCGAATAAAGGAAAAGATAAAAGTCCTGAAAAACATTATCCTTGCCTTAGCCTCGCTGACATTTGTAATTTACCTGTTAGCGACATTGCTAAACCTGATTCAGTCCTTTTAATGTGGGTGTGTGACCCTATGTTAGATCAGGCATTTAAAGTCATAGACGCTTGGGGTTTTAAGTACAAGACAGTAGGTTTTACATGGGCAAAGACAAATAAAAATACTATGGGATTTTTTACAGGTCTAGGATATTGGACTAGAGGTAATCCTGAAATGTGTTTACTTGCAACAAGAGGTAGACCAAAAAGAATACATAAAGATGTATCACAACTTATTATATCACAAAGACAAAAACACTCGCAGAAACCACTTATTCATAAGGAAATAGAAAGATTGGTTGGCGGTCCTTACTTAGAGATGTTTGCTAGAAAAAAACCTTATGATAATTGGGATTATTGGGGTAATGAAGTATGAGTCTATGTGTAGCATTGACTTTATCAGCCTTATGTGTTATAATACCAGCATTATTATTATGGAAAATGAATGACGAAAACCCTAGATAAAACAGAGGCAAAACATGTTGCCAATATATTCTCCGATTACTTTGATAAGTTTAGTCGTATAGATCAATATATGCGTGACCAGAAAATGGCACAAATTGAAACTATACCTACTGCTCTTCCTGGTATGGGTTTAGATACAGAATTATTTGATGATTTTACCATGTCACCACAGGTCATGGATTTACAAGTTGTAGAATTAGATAATCATACATGGGATACCTGTATTAATATGATATCAAGTCATAGTAATATGGTCAGTATTCCAGGCAAAAGTTTAAAACTTGCAGTAAAAGAAATGAACACAGGTAAGTATGTTGGTTTTATGAGATTTGGTTCGCCAGTTATTAACATGAGACCTAGAAATGTTTTATTAGGTAATGTTCCTAATTTACAAATCTTTAATAAAACTTCTATCATGGGTTTTGTAATTGTGCCATCACAACCTTTTGGTTATAATTATCTTGGTGGTAAATTGTTAGCTGCCTTATGTTGTTCACATCAAGTAAGAGAGATGTTAAATAAAAAATATGATATGAATTTAGTTATGTTTGAAACTACTAGTTTGTATGGTAATAGTAAATCTGCTAGTCAGTATGACGGTATGAAACCTATGTTAAGAAACAAAGGTCTAACTGATAGTGATTTTATACCTATGATACATGGTAAACCATTTAAAGATATGTTAAATTATGTTGAAAATAAAATTGGTGTCTTTATTAAAGAAGACGCTTCTAGTAGAAAGTTAAAAATTACTACAGCAATACAAGGTCTAATAAAAAAAGCACTAGATGGTGATGACTTAGAAAAATTTAAAACTACAATTAGTAATGCAAAAAAACTTACTGAACAAAAAAGATATTATGTATCAAATTATGGTATAGAAAACTACATAGATATAGTAAACGGTAAAACAGATAAGATTGTCAAAGCACCAAACTATGATAGATTCCATGATAATGAACTAATAGAATGGTGGAGAAAAATGGCCACCAAAAGATTTGACAATCTAAATAAGGATGGTCGATTAAGAAATGACCTTGAAATATGGACAAAAGAAAGTCAGATAGATATTATCAGATAAGGCTTGACAATTATAAACAAATGATGTATATTAGGAGAAATAATGAGTAATTTTTTAAAAGATATTATAAAAGAAACTGGTAATGAGTATGCCACATTAGCAAAAGACGGTGTTGCTGGAGGTGATGTTGATTCGTTTATTGATACAGGTTCATATTCTTTCAATGCATTATTGTCCGGTTCTATTTACGGTGGTTTACCGAACAATCGTATCACAGCAATTGCTGGTGAAGCTGCAACGGGTAAAACATTTTTTGCATTAGGCGTAGTCAAAAGTTTTTTAGATAAAGACCCTAACGCAGGTGTTATCTATTTCGAATCAGAGAATGCTATCTCAAAAGACATGATTGAAAGTCGTGGTGTAGATAGTGGCAGAATACTGGTAATGCCAGTTGCAACAGTACAAGAATTCAGAGCTCAATCAATTAAAGTGATTGACAAATATTTAGAACAACCAGAGGCAAGTAGAAAACCTATGTTATTTGTATTAGATAGTTTAGGTATGTTATCTACTACAAAAGAGATGGAAGATACGGCTGCTGGTAAAGAAACTAGAGATATGACAAGAAGTCAAATTGTTAAATCTACTTTCCGTGTATTGACTTTAAAACTAGGTCAAGCAGGCGTTCCAATGATTATGACCAATCACACATATGATGTTATTGGTTCTATGTTTCCTCAAAAAGAAATGGGTGGCGGTTCAGGTTTGAAATACGCTGCTTCATCAATCATCTACCTAAGTAAAAGAAAAGAAAAAGACGGCACAGAGGTAGTTGGTAATATTATACATTGTAAAAACTTTAAATCAAGAATAACAAAAGAGAATGCTCAAATAGATGTAAGACTAACTTATAAAACTGGTCTTGACAGATACTATGGTCTTTTAGAACTCGGCGAAGAAGCTGGTGTCTTTAAGAAAGTATCTACAAGATATGAAATGCCAGATGGCACCAAAGTTTTTGGTAAGTCAATCAATACAGAGCCTAAAAAGTATTACACAAAAGAAATATTAGAAAAGATTGATGACCACACAAAAAGAAAATTCACATACGGACAAGACGAAGACTAGAAGATACACCTTTGCTCAACAAGAAGGTAAAGATTATTCTTGCGTCAAGTTAACAGAGGGTAAATTCAAAGATGTAATCTATCACTATGGTAGAGTTGCATTTGCTCCTGAATCAGAGCAATTACCTGATGGTAAATTGCCTATGAAGTTTGACTACACCGTAGATAAAAATCCTAAAAATCTAATCCTGCTTGACAATAAAGAGTTTATAGATTATATTGGTGATATATTATTAGAATTATTAGAAGAGAAATTAAAAGATGGTACAGCAATCAAGAATTGAACAAACAATAATATCTAGTCTCTTCTTCAAAGAAGAGTACACTAGAAAAGTTTTACCTTTTATCAAAGAAGAATATTTTGGTAATCGTGTAGAACAATTACTATATGGTGAGATATTTAAATTTATAGAGAAGTATAATAATCTTCCTACAAAAGACGCCATGTTGATTGAACTTGGTCAAAGAAAAGATATTAATGAAGAAGAACTAAATCATTTAAAAGACTATGTTGTTGCTGTTGAAAATACAGAGGCAGATGAACAATGGCTTACTGAAACAACTGAAAAGTTTTGTAAAGATCGTGCTGTTCATAATGCAGTATTAAGTGGTATTAAAATATTAGATGGCAAAGATAAGAAACAAACAGCAGAGGCCATACCACATATATTATCAGACGCATTAGCAGTATCATTTGACAAGTCAGTTGGTCACGATTATATAGAAGACGCAGAAGCTAGATTTCAATTCTATCATACAAAAGAAAAAAGATATCAGTTTGATTTAGATTACATGAATAGAATTACAAAAGGTGGTGTACCAAGTAAAACATTAAACATTGCTCTTGCAGGTACGGGTGTTGGTAAATCATTATTCATGTGTCATGTTGCTTCAAGTTATTTACTACAAGGTCTAAATGTATTGTATATTACTTTAGAGATGGCAGAGGAAAGAATTGCAGAAAGAATTGATGCTAACTTATTAGATGTTACAATGGAAGACCTACATGATATGCCTAAACAATTATATGATGGCAAGATTAAAAAGTTAAGAGAAAAAACACAAGGTCAACTTATTGTCAAAGAATATCCAACGGCGTCTGCTCATGCAGGTCATTTTAAATCATTGATTAATGAATTGGCTTTGAAAAAATCATTTAGACCAGATGTTATTTTTATAGATTATTTAAACATATGTGCTTCAAGTAGATTTAAAGGTGGTAATATATCTTCTTACTTTTACATTAAAGCAATTGCTGAAGAGTTAAGAGGTCTTGCAGTAGAACATAATGTACCTATTTTTAGTGCAACACAAACAACTAGAACTGGTTTTGTATCAACTGATATTGGTCTTGAAGATACCTCTGAAAGTTTTGGTCTACCAGCAACTGCTGACTTTATGTTTGCGTTAATGTCAAATGAAGAACTAGAGGCATTAGGTCAGATGAAAGTTAAACAATTAAAGAATAGATATAATGACCCAAGCGTTAATCGTGCATTTATTATTGGTGTTGACAGATCCAAAATGAGATTATATGATGTACAACAATCAAGTCAAAACATTGTTAACTCAAATCAAGTAGATGAAAAAGAGGACGCTTACAACAAGTTTAGTGATTTCAAACTATGACCGACATAATGCATTTTGCAAAGTTATATAGAGGTGTGGTATCAGATGAGATATGTGCCAAAACTGTATCAGAAATGGACACACTAGAATTTAAAGAACATACATTTTATAATGCTAAGACAAATAAACATAAACCTAGAAGTGGCTCACAAGAATTATCCATGAGTTGGGGTAATGTATCTACTAAACAAACTTTAAATGATATTGTTGACAACACAGCTTTTGAATATGTAAAAGAATTAAACATGCCTTGGTTTGACAAGTATCAAGGTTATTCACATGTAAGATTTAATAAGTATGCTGAAAATAAAATGATGGCCTTACATGCAGACCATATTCACTCAATGTTTGATGGTGAAAGAAAAGGTGTTCCTATATTAAGTGTATTAGGAGTTTTAAATGATGATTACGAGGGTGGTGAGTTTTATCTAGTAGATGAAAAAACAGACTTATCAAAAGGTGATATTATAATATTTCCTAGTAATTTTATGTACCCTCATAAAGTAGAACCGATAACAAAGGGTACTCGTTACTCTTATATAAGCTGGATATGGTAAAAAAGAAAACACAAAAAGTTAGATTTCATAGAGGTGATAAGAGACCGGGTGTATTGGAAAAGAAACTAAAATACAAAGTAGAGATGATCAAAGAAGGTAAAAAGATACTTTGGCATGTTTTAGAGACACCTACAGATAATGTGGTTGCTAAACACTTCTTTGAAGAAGACGCTCAACAACTTGCAGATTTTCAAAACAAACACCGTGTATGGCAAGAAAACGGTGGTATACCTAAGTTTCTTTGGAATTATATAGCAGGCTCTTATAATTAGTTGACAAATATTCCTAAATAGTATAAGGAAAGAATATGGGACAATTAGCACCAGCAAGATTTAAAACAAATCACAAAGCAAGTGGCGGACTTTATGCAGGCCAAGGCTATGTAGATATTGTTCATAAAAAAATAATAGATCAGAGAGAATTTATATTAGGCACCAATGCTCAAGGTAGAAAAGTATATGGTTTGTCTTTTTTTGAAGAAAAAGGTAGATACTTTTTAAAATATACTAATTCAAAAACTTCTAAAGTAAAAAATGGTCAAGATGTAATATCAAGATTTTTTAAAGACCCAGATTTTGGTGGTGGAAGAGGCTCAGGTGGTGGTGCTGACGACACAGCTGTTACCGAGTCTATGCAATGTTTTTATCTATCATTATTATTTAATACTAGTGTTAATAAATTAGATAATAAAAATTCACAATTAAAAAATTTAGAAACTCAAAAAAATTATTGTTATGTTTATGAAAGATCAACTAAACTAACTGCTAAAGATTGTTATGATAGATGTCCAGAAAATTGGTTTGCCAAAGATGTTTTCATAAAAACAGCAAATGCAATTTATCAATCTCAATACTCAGGACCTTTTAAAGGTAAAAAAGTTTACTTTCATAGAGGTTCACCTTTTATGAAAAAAGTTTACGCTAGTAAAAAAAGAGCAATGGACCATGATAGAAAAAATAACAATCCACCAATAGCGCCTGGTTCTTTTAGTGATGATAAGTGGAATCCTGGTGACATATGGATGAGTACACAAATGCCTACGGCAAATGAACCTTTTGTAGATAATAAAAAATATAAAAAACCACCTGTTGAATGGACTACTTTAAGAGAGGCAGTTGTAGATAAATCTACTATTAATACAATTGGTGTATCATTAAAAAAAGTAGAAGGTAATCCTAGAGTTGTAGGTTTTAACACTAGAGAAAGATCACACAATAAAAATGTTAGTTTTTCAGGTTTCACATTTGGTCTAACTGGTGATTTTTTTAAATCTGCTGATATGTATATGTATTTTAGTGATGGTGGTGTTATGCAATTAAGAGCAACAGCAACCACAAAATCTTGGCAAGGTGAGATGAAAGGTAAATATGCAGCTGCTGGTAAGATAGGTGGTGGTAATGTAAATCATTTTGTAGAACAAATATATGGTAAGTCTATTGGTGCCAGCTCATTACAATCAAACTGGAATGAAACATATTATAGAGATAATAATTTATCAAACATGTACAACTTATATAAAAAGTATATCAATATACAAAAATCTGGTACATCACCACAAAAATTGGTGACACAAGATGAATTTAAGAGATTAGCTGATGGTTATGTCAATAATAAAAAACAACCAGCTTCACCCGCTTTTTACTTTGGTAAATATATGGCTTTATTATTTTTAGATACAATTAAAGCTGATACTAAAAGTACAAAATTAAATGATTTTTCTAAATCTATAGTTAGATATGCAATGTCAAATACAGACATTTCTACTTTTTTTATAAAGGTTTCATAGTATAAATAGTATTATATTTGTTGATGAATTTGTTGAAAAAAGTGCTTGCCAAAGCGCTTTTATTATAGTATAATGGAACAAAATGAGAGAGAAAAATGTTTAGTTTTAAAGGGTTTCAGACCCAAGATAAGAATACACACTTAGAACACCTAGAAGACGATATAATTAATCGTGGTTCTAAAGGTGGCGATAATGCATTAAACTTCCTTAAATCGGTAAGAGATATGTTAGCAGGCCGTTCAGGTGGTGTC